CGCCGCCCCGCCGTGTTGCCGAGCAGCACTGAATCCCACCAAAGCTGAAAATTCTTGATCTGGTCGGGGTTCCACGTTGCCGGAACGTTGGCGAGCATGTCGGGAATCGAACCGTCGGTGTAATACTGCAACAGGTAGGCTTCGCGCCGCAGCGCGATATTCACCGTGGTAATGATCTGTTCCACCGGCCCGAATCCGTAGAGCGAATCGACGCGCGGATTGCGCGGCTTGTAGAGCAATTCGGGGAACGGGAAACCATCGGGATCGACAGGCGGCGCAACGCCTTTCGGCAGCGGCTTGATGTAATCGACCGCGGGCAGACCGTGCAGCACTTGCTGATATGCCGGCCCGATGTCTGGCGTCGGGATGCGCCCATCCGGCCCAATCTTCGGCGTGATGAGCGCGCCGTCGAGGATTTGCAGCGCATAGAGCCTATTCGCGCGGTCGGGCTGCAACCAGATCGCCGGAGCATCGTACATGATGACTTGATCGAGCAGCATGCGCGACCAATCATCGAAGGAATGATCCTTGTCGGGATATTCGAGGAAGTCTGTTAACTCGCCAATGCGCGCATCGTTGGCGTATGTCTTTTGCTTTTTCTGATCCTTCGGCCCGATGCTCCATTGCTGCGAAACGATCTTGTCTTTCACGCGCCCGATCATGATCGATAGCACGTCGTAACCGACCGCAAGGTTTTTCAGCGTGGCGAAGCTGATCTGCGCGTCGCGTGGCGTAACCCGCGTGTTATAGCCGACCGGGTAATCCCACGGCCGCCCGAGCGCCGCCTGGTCCGGTGCCTGCGCTATCGGCTGCAAAGGCTGCTGCGGCGGGAATAGCGCTTGCGCGCCGTCCGCACCGAGGATCGTGATGCCGAGCCATTGCCGCAGACCCTTCAGTCCACCGCGGGCTTGCGGTGCGCCCATGTTAGAGGTCTGCGGCGCGAGCGAGGTTTGGCGACCGCCCGGCACGCCGTTCAAGGCGCGGGCGTAGTCGTCCATTTGCTGCCGCGTCGGGTAATCGTACGTCGCCATTTAGTGCCGCCTTGTCGGGACGTATTCGGCCGGCGGGAGCGTCGATTGATTCGAAAGCACCAATTCGCGCACGACGACAGCCAAGTCGGACACCATCTCGGAAAGGTTGGCAAGCGCGAACGACAGCGCGAGAATGCGCCGCTCGCTCGCCTCTTGCCGTTCCTCTAGTGTCATCCGTGCGGGCCTGCGTGACCGGTCCAGCCCGTGCCACCTGTGCCACCGGTAACGCCCGTCGGGCCGCCTGCATGGCCCGTGTTGCCGGTCGAGCCGGTGCTGCCTGTCGTGCCGGTTGTGCCTGTCGTGCCGGTTGATCCGGTCGCAGGATTGCCGCCGAGCGCGCCGGTTGGCCCATGCTGCCAGTTGAAACCCGCGGACAACAGCGACGCGATGACGTTTTGCGTATACGTCCCCGCGGGCAGCGTCAGCGTGCCATCGGATGCGACGGCGATCATCTGCCCGTCGACCGCGACATTTTGGCCGACATATGCGGCCGGTGCATCGAAGATAAGGTCGGCCATCGGTTAGCTCCCCGTCGCGCCGGTAGGTCCGGTGTTGCCGGTCTGACCCGTCACACCCGTCGCCCCGGTGTTGCCCGTCGACGATCCGGTTGTGCCGGTCGTTCCGGTTCCACCTGTGCCACCTTTGGCACCGGCTGCGCCTGCCCCGCCTGTGGGTCCGGTGCTACCGGTGAGGCCGGTTTTTCCTGTGGTCCCAGCGGAAAACGTGTAGCCGGCGGCGAACAGCCCCGGCCCCACCGCGTTCGAAGGAATGCTGACCGTGCCCGCGCTGATCGCGTATGAATTGCCATCGCTGCCGATGACAGCGCCCACGGCGCCGGCCGGTGCATTGAGTGTGACGTTTGCCATTTCAATTTCCTTTCAACCGGGCCAGCCGGTGACGATAGTCGGAGTCGGATACTTCGGTGCGACAGGCTGCACGGCGGATGCCTGGCCGCGCATGAATTCCAACATGCCGGTCGAATCATCGGCCGACAATTCGGTGAGTGCCCACACAAGCGCGTCCATGCGGTTGGGCGATTTCGTCGTGGTGATCGGATCGAAGTCGCACATTTCGTCTTCGAGTTTCGGAAAACTGCCGACGTGATGCACGCGACCTTGCTCGTACAAAGCTGCGATCGGCTCGGCGCGGATTGCCTTGCCGCGCGATGCGGTCACGGATTTATAGCTGACGTTCTGATCGACGTTGCGGATGGTCGCCTCGACCATGTCGCCGCCGTTGTTCACTTCGCCGACGATGCGATCTGCGGAATGATCGCGGTATGCCTTGACCGCAGCGCCGCCCCACACATTCGGCCCTTCGTCGAGCGAGTAATCGCCGAGCACGAAAAAATGCTGCTTGTTGTCGACGTAGGCAGTGCCAGCGACAACGACGCCGGCCTCGTCAAGAATGTCAGATGACTTGGCGAGCTCGACGCGATCCCTGTTTTTTACGTTGGGGTCGAGTCCGACGACAACGCGCGAAAGAGTCGGCGCAACGTTACAACGAAATCGGTCGATGTTGTCTCGCTGCCAAAGCGCACGCGGATTATCGTCGAGCAATTCGGCGTTGAGTTCCTGGCGCCCGAGTCTGGTGCCTTCGTACTTAGTGATGACCTTGTCAAAGAATTTGCGCGCGAGATTTTCACGGTTGTCATACGTTGTTCCCCGCGTGACGATCCAACCTGGCGACGCGATCAACTCACGCACCAACGGCGTCGGGCGCGGTGTCGTGGTGACAACGACTTGAGGATTTTTGCCGAGGCGCAAACCCATCATGGCTTGATCCCATGATTCGGGATAGCGCCACGCTGCGACTTCGTCGGCCCACAATTTTTCGTGCTGCTTGCCGCGCAATCTTTCCGGCTCGTCGGCGGTGAATATGAGCGTGCGGCTGCCATTAGGCCATTCAAGGCGTGATTTAGACGTACGATAGAACGGCCGCTCGTGCCGCGGACATATAGCCAGAATTCCCGACTCGCCTTCGACCATAATGTCGCGAGCATCATCGCTTGTTGCGGCGATAAGGTTGACGAATCGGAAATGACGCGCCCAAGATCGGACGACCTCCGCGCCTGTGCGAGTTTTGCCGAATCCGCGGCCGGCGAGCAAGAGCCATCCAGGCCAGTTGCCGGGGGGCAATCGCTGATCTGGTCGCGCCCAGAATTCCCAACTGTAGAGCAATGCGTAAGCTTGCTCATTGGACAGTGCTGCCATTCGCGCCCGCAATTCCTTCTTCCCCATCTGCAACAGCAGGTCGTTGAAGCAGGGAAGCGAGGGCGTCGGTGACTTCGACAGCGAGGGGATTGTCAGCATCGCCGCTGATCGTGGTCGCGCTCAAATCGGGGATGGATTTGCGAAGCAGAATCTCGGCGGCTTTGATTTGCGTTGTGCTCAATTCGAGCGCGCCAGACAAATGATCTTGAAGGCGTTTCAGTATCACACCTGTCTGGATTCTCGACCGCCATTCCTTGTCCAGTTCGGTGCGCTTGGTGCGGGCTGCCATCGGGATCAATTCGCACAGAAAAAACCCCCTCGGTTGCCCGAAGGGGTAGGAAGGAGCCGCACCATGAGACGCAAGGAGTCGGCCTTTCGGGTCGACGGTTTGGCGGAGATTGCGCGCTAAGTCATGGGGATGTCAAGCGGATTGTGGGGTTTTTGCAACAGTCACACATCGTCGGAGCCGGGTTCTCTGGTTGCAGCTCGGGCCAAGGCTCCGATTTTCTGAAATCCTTGGGGGGGAGGGGTGCGGACGTAGCCCCTTGATCGGAAGGGGGGATAATGCTGATGGCAAAACCACGGGCCACCGCCGCGGGTCGATTCGGACAGGGAACCCGGTTTAGCGCATCGGTTCCCCGCCTGATCTGTGTCCGAGCATCTCCACCATTGCGGGTCGATTGGATTCTCCCGGCCCGGTTTGTCCCATCCGCATGCGGGACAGGTAACGGCTTTGGTCGAAAGGACGTTGTTGCATTGCGGGTTCCAGCATTTCATTTGTCGGACCTCCTGATCCAGTTGCGCCATGTGGCGAGCCAGTCGACCTTACGGGCATCGGAGCCGGCTTTCCCGTGCCAGTAATCGCGGAAAATGAGGGACTCACGCAGCACTTTTTCCTCATCCCAGCCGGTGAGGTGTTCAGCCCATGACCGCCATTCGTTTGGAAGTTCCCAACCGTCAGGGAGCCGGGAGCCGGAGGCGACCAAAGCTTTTGACTTTGTTTTTTCCCCAACCCTAACCCCTACCCCAACCCTAACCCCTAGCGGTGATTCACCGGTGCGCCCCGGTGATTCGCTGTGATTCTCCGGTGAATTTTTTCTAATGCGTTGTTTTTCTTCGTTTGTTGTCCAAGGGGAAATGGGATAAAGCCGGTGTAAATAGCGCAAACGGGAACGGAAGCGGGGGATGTGGAGGTAGGGCTTGCCGTCGTCCTCATACCGCCGTATCAGGTCCACGTCGACGAGCTCGACCAGCACTTTGGCGGCCTTTTCCGGCATGTCGATTCCCGCGTGGCGCCACAAATGCACCAAGCGATTGAGGCCGCCGGGTTGATTTCCTAAAGTGTCGGCGTTGAGCAATAGGACGATCCAGCATACGCGATCATCGTTGTTTTTGAGGCCGAGCCAAGCCTCGGAGGTGAGCAATTCTGCCCGTAGTACGCGGTCTGGCATTGGACCCCCTGTAGGGTTGGAGAAAAAGGCGCCGGTGAGTTCCGTACAGGCGGAACGCGGGAGCTACCCGTTGTCCCGGCTTTGGTAGTTTACGCTGATTCTGGAATTGCAACCGATTTAGGTAACAAGGTGCGCCGTGAAACCTTGTGGAAAATTGCTTGCTTCGGGTAGAGTTCCGACGCTAATTGTTCAAGGTCGTAATCGCCGGGCGGCTTTCCCCATCGAAACCACTTCTGCCGCATCTTGCAGCGCCGGTTGATGCAAAAAGCGTTGCGCCCGACGACTTCCAAATGCACCCCGCAGGCTTTGCAGCGGGTTAGACCTCCGGGGGTATGGCTTGCCATTCTTGCTCCTATGGGTTGCCGGTATCCTGTTGTGGCAGGAAGGCGCGGCCGTTGCCCAACCGCGCTTTTCCCGGCGTTGATCGTTTATCGGTTTAGCATTATGAGCGCGAACAGGGTGAGCCCGGCAGCGACCGCGGCAAGCTGCGGCCAGTGGTCGAGCATCCAGGCGAGCACGCGCTTCACGGTTTCAATTCCAGATTGTCGGGCAACGCTTGAACAGTTCCGACCAGAACCCCGCATTCGCCGCGGTCGAGAATAAGCCTAACGCTACGAGCAAAACGGTTGTCAGATACGCGCGCATTTGCTTCCTCCGGATAGTCGGGCTCGGCGGATATGGCATCCAGCAGGAGTCGCGCCGCCAATTCGCGCTCTAGCTCGGAAGCATAGCGCGTCATGGCTTCAGAAAGGGCCGCAGCGCGGCCAAATTCGGCGCCAGCGCCGCGATGTTGTCCGACCGGCTGTCTATGTACGGCGGGAGCATTTCGACGGCCTCACGGGCGCGCCTATTCCGCATCCGAGCGCGCGCAAATACCGGCCGCGGTTCCCATGCCTGACTATCGAGCCATAGGCCATAGAGTAGATTCGCCATTAGACCGCCCGCCACACCGCGCATTGTCTCCCCGCCGGGCTTGGCCGCGTCTCGCCGGTCCTGACGACCGCGCCAAGGCGCTCGAGTTCGGGCAGGCGTTTGTTCGTTTGCTGGCCGTCCAAGCCGGTGCGCGCCGCGATTTCGTGGAACGTCGCCGGCCCCTGGCGCAGCGCGTCCATGATCCGCCCGAAGTGGTTGGCGTCGAATTCGGGCACGCGCCGGGCGGCGCCGTGGCTTGTGGCCGGGTCAGAGGTGCGGGCGCGCGGGAATTCGAACAGG